CGCATCCGTTCTGAGTTTCCTGAAAAATTCAAGACAGCGAGTACAGCGAAAAAAGTACAAGTAGTAGCGGGTGGAACGCGCACTTCCCCCAGTGGCAAACAGAAAGTCACATTGACTAAATCAGAGGTAGACACTGCTAATAAGTTAGGAGTATCTTTACAAGAATATGCGCGACAAAAAATGCGCCGAGATGGAACGGCGGGATAAGGAGTAGATGAATGACACAGGCTACTAAGACAACTCGAATAACGCGAGCTTCGGGTACTCGCAAAAAGACGTGGACTCCACCGAGCAAATTGGAAACTCCAAAAGCTCCAGAGGGTGTTCACTATAGATGGGTTCGACATGAACTCTTGGGTGATGATCACGCAGGAAATGTTCATGAAAGAACACGTCAAGGATACGAGCCAGTTAGACCAGAAGAACTTGGCGGCGACTGGCAAGCGGATGTTTTAGACACAGGTAAACATGCGGGTATAGTTAGAACAGGTGATTTGATTTTGATGAAGGTTGATCAAGAAATTGCTGACCAAAGAAACGAATACTTTTCTGACAAAACCAAAGCTGCAGAGGGAGCAGTCAACTCTGAGTTGCAGAAAAACAATAGCGCAGTTGCACCTATAAGCCAAGACGAACAATCTTCCGTCTCAGTAGGCGGGGGAAGGAACGCAAAGTTTGAGGACTAATCGTTTGATTACCTCTGCTTTGCAACATAATAACAACGGAGGTAAAACATGGCATATGGTTTAAAACCAGTCAAGCACGCTAAAGGTGGTCTCGTAAGAACCAATAACTTTAGTGGTGTTAATGGTTACAGAGTTGCTGCCACTGCTCCTAGTGCATTCTTCGAAGGCGATCTCGTGACTTTCTCATCAGGTAACATTGTTACTGATATGGGAGCAGCATCACCAGGCGCAGTCGTAGGTGTTTTCTGGGGCGCAGAATATGTAGACAATGCATCAGGCGAAGTAAAATTTGTCAGAAGCATTCCAGCATCAACTGTAGCTAAAGATAAGTACAAAGTGTACGTATATGATGATCCAGATATCATCTTTCAAATCGAAGCAGATCAAGATACAACAGCTATCGCAGCTGCTGACGTAGGTAAGAACGTACAAATCGTAGCATCACCAACAGGTAGTGCTATCACACACAAATCAGGTCTTGTAGCAGATTCTAGCACAAAGAACACAACTAACACATTCCCACTAACTGTACTAGCTAGTGCGGAGTTAGATGATTCTTTCACATCAGCTGGAACATCTATGGATATTTTGGTGAAAATAAATACTCATCAATTTGGACTAGGCGCTACTGGCGTAACAGGTATATAGGAGGATAAATTATGGCTATATCAAGAGCACAAATCCTTAAAGAACTTGAGCCAGGTCTTAATGCGATTTTTGGTACTGAATACAATAGGTACGAAAATGAGCACGCCGTCTTGTTCGATGAGGAAACATCAAACAGAGCTTTCGAAGAAGAAGTACTCTTCCCAGGCTTTGGTAATGCAGGTGAGAAGTTCGAAGGTGCACCAGTATCTTACGCCGATTCAGGTGAAGGATATGTATCACGATACACTCACAAAACTGTAGCATTAGCATTCTCATTAACTGAGGAAGCTATGGAAGATAACTTATATGATAAGTTGTCAACCAGACTAACTAAAGCTTTAGCAAGAGCGATGGCTTCTGCTAAGCAACTTACTGCAGCTAACGTGTATAACAACGCATTCAGCGGTTCATACACAGGCGGTGATGGGCAACCATTAATTTCTAATGCACACCCATTACAAAACGGCGGTTCAGGTTCTAACAGACCTGCTACTTACGCTGACTTATCTGAGACATCATTAGAAACAGCATTAATTGATATTGCTGGTCTAACAGATGACAAAGGTGTGCCAGCTGCAATTCAAGGTAGAACCTTACACATCCCAAGACAATTAGTATTTGTTGCCGAGAGATTAATGAAATCTCCAAACAGAGTAGCAACTGCTGACAATGATATCAATGCTATCAACTCTATGGGTATGCTTCCTGGTGGATACTATGTGAACCACAGATTCACAGACACTGATGCATTCTTCATTAGAACTGATGCTCCTAACGGTATCAAAATGTTCAACAGAGCAGCTATGAATACTAAGATGGAAGGTGACTTTGAAACAGGTAATGTACGATACAAAGCCAGAGAAAGATACAGCTTCGGTTGGTCTGACTGGAGAAGTGTCTACGGAAACCAAGGTGCTTAATCACTAATTCGGATAGGGGGTTTACCATAAAGGTGCCCCCTTCCTTTAACTATTAACACCATAGACTGCAAAAGCAGACTATATAACAAAGGAGTATAGACTATGGGAACAACAACTTTTTCAGGACCAGTAAACACACAATCTGTTATTGGTCTTAACGTATACACAGTGGCTACTGCACCAGATGGTGTAGAAGGTCAAATTGCATATTTCTCAGATGGAGCTGCAGGGTCTGCAATCTTAGCTTTCTATGATGGAAGCAACTGGAAAAGATGCGACACTGGTGCTACAATAGCATCGTCTTAATTTTAACGGGGGAGGCAACTCCCCCACAACAAGGAGTTTATAAATGGTAAGATCAGATTTAAGACCCGTAACCAGAACAACAGACGGTCGTGTGACTTACACTGATGGTGGTTCAGACTACGTAGGAAGAACAAGACTACAAGGTATGATTATTGCTAATGATGGTGTGGGTGCAGGTAGCGTGGTTTTCTATGACAATACATCTGCAACAGGTACAGCTTTATTAACTATTGACGTACCTCAAGGTGATGTAATGAACATTGGATTACCAGATGCAGGTGTTCTTTTTAAAACAGGCATTTACGTAGATTTAACAAACATTTCACGAGTAACTTTATTCGTTCAGTAAGGGGGGCACGTGGCAACTTCTGGCACATACACGTTCAGCCTTGACATAGCTGAAATAATACAAGAGGCGCACGAGCGCGTCGGATTAGAACTCAAGTCGGGTTACGACTTAGTAACAGCTAGACGTTCGCTCAACTTACTTCTGACTAAATGGGTTAATGAAGGCGTGAATTTATTCACTCTTGATTTAACAACAATTAATCTTACACAAAATCAATCTACATTCTCTATTGGTTCAAATCAATATCTTGATATATTAGATGCTAGTGTACGTGACACTAACAGCACACCTTCAACAGATACAGCTTGTGAAAGAATCAGTTTATCTGAATATTTAAACTACCCAAACAAATCTACAAAAGGCAAGCCTGTTCAATATGCAGTTGAACGTAACAGCCAGTATGATTCCTCAGGCGTAGCATCTCACACAGGATATTTATTTCCTGTACCTGATCAAACATATTATCAATTACTTTGCTGGACTATTAGATATCCGCAAGATGTAACAGATACATATACACAAAACCCAGATATCCCTAGAAGATATTTACCAGCATTAATTAGTGGGCTAGCTTTTGAAATAGCTAATAAAAATCCTGCTAAAGTAGATGCCGCTAGACGTGGTGAATTGAAATCTATTTATGTGGAAGAGTGGCAGTTTGCAAAAGAAGAAGATAGAGAAAGAGCAAGTTTTTATATTCAACCTAAGATTCGCGGGTACTAAGGGCGATGGCTAAAAGAGCTTCAGGTAAATATGCATATCTGATAGACGATCGTTCTGGCAGGAAGATACGATACAAAGATGCGCGAACAGAGTGGAATGGGCTTCGAGTTTACAAAAAAGATTGGGAGCCCAAACACCCGCAACTCACACCACCTAAGCTCGGACCCGAAGCAACATCATTAGAAAATCCTAGACCTGATAGTGACAACGTACCTACAACAGTACGTTTTGGTATCTATGGTTCTGGGTATTCACCACCAGCACAAGTAGCATTTGGATCTATAAGTATCGCAGTTAGAGAAGAAGCAGATTCTTTAATAATGCAAACTGCTTTTAGCATCCCAACAATTGCCACAGGTTACACACTTATCGGTGAAGCACTATCTTCTACACGTGGTTCCGTGACTATCAATACTGCAGAGGATGCGGATTCACAATTATTACAAACAGCACTCGGTTCATTTAGTTTCAGTGCGCAAGAAAACGTGGTTGGTCAGTCAGCGACTACAGCAAAAGGTAGTCCAACATTTAGTGCTAGCTCAACCGCTGATCCAACAGGGCA